TCTGAAATAGGTTTACCTAGGACAGATATTAAAGTTACAGGTACAGATGGAAAGGTAGCTAAAGGGCAGTTTAATGTACTAGGAGGTATAAACTATATTCTTGACACAGCAACCCCAAAGACCCAGACATCTAACGGGCAAGATAATCAGGACCTCTTTAGTCAAGCATTGTTCTATTCACCAATAAAAAATTGGGGTATAGCTAAGGGTGATTATGTCATATCTTTTGACTGGACTTTAAAAACGGCACTATCTTCTGATATGAACGTGGGCGTGTTCTTAAACAAACCGCTATATCAAGGAGTAAGCTTCATTATTAAGTCTGGGCAAACATCAGGACATGTTAATTTAAAAATTAGTTTGTGGGATTCAAGTGTAAGCTCTGAAGCGTTTGGTTTAACGTTTAGAATAAATAGTCAAATGGCTTCTGGTAATACCATTACATATTCTAAACTTAAAATGGAAAGTGGGACGATTGCAACAGATTGGTCTCCAGCAGTAGAAGAAATATCTGGATATGGGATAGATTATATTTATGATAATAGTACCTCTACTGGAAGTTATCGTTATGTATTAAATACACCATCACCAATTAAAACAATAACTATAGACGATTATTACAACTATGGTTATTCTAATAGGTTAGTAACTATAAAGACACCTAACATAGAGTTGCCATTGGGAATATTTAAAGGACAAAGTACAGGTAATATTAGTATTCCTGACTACAGTTATCCAGATAAAAACTTCTTGATTGCTTCTACCAATAGGTTTAAGTTGAATATAGATTCATCTTCTAAAGGTGTTATGATATATAATTATACATCTAAAAATTGGGAAAATTATGATTTTAATAAGTACTATGAAATAGGTAATTATATACAAGATGCTAAATCTATACAAGGAGCATATATGTTAGTTAAGTTTACGGATTCTAAATTTGACCTTAAGTATTTTGATTTAGAGTTTGACACAGCGACTATTCCTTACACTTCAAATAGTGTAGGTTATTCTAATAAACTAGGACAGCTTGTACTTGACCAGAGTAAACTAGGGTAAGCGTATGTTATAATTAAAGAAGTTATATTATAGATAGGAAAGGAAACAAATGAGTATTAAAACACAAGTCGCTAGTGTATCTAACGCAATCAGGATATATAAAGATGCTCAAGGTATGTTCATTGGTTTCGGTAACAAAGATACTGAATGGGGTACGCCTAGTAACCCACCGCTACCTTTAGATACAGATACTAGCCTAAAAGAGCTATTAGGGATAGCTAGGGTTTCTAGGGTATCCTTAGCAAAACTTGCTGATAGAAATTCAACTAATACCTTTCTTTATGATGGTGTGGCTTATGAAAAAGTTAACTTAGGGGATGCGTATATTAAAAAAGCTACATTTGTCTTAGTCGAAGTCGACATAAAGACTGATAGTTTTTCTTCTAATGTGTATCGTTCAGTAGGTTTACTTGAGTCACCTACCTATAGCAATTCATCTATAGGAGATATATTACAACCAAGTAGTATCATGTCCCAAGGTAATTTGCTTACAGTTAAGTATGTCCCTAAGGTAGATTTCACGGGATACACAGTTACAGAACAAATACTAATAGAAAATTAAAGGTAATAGTACATGTCAACAGTAGACTTATCAAAAAAGCCATATTACGATGGTTATAAAAAAGAAAGTAATTATGTAGGGGTTGCATCAGTAGCTGATAGACCTTTGCAACAGCGAGAAATAAATGAATTACAATCTATTTTAAATAATAAAATAAAAGGTGTAGGAGACGGTGTCTTTAAAGAAGGCGCTATTATTACTGGATTGGGTTATGACCCTGTTAAGAGTGCAGATGGTAAGACAGTTACCATAAATATTCATACAGGTACTATTTATTTAGCAGGCTCAATTCTTAATGTGGATTCACAGTCTGTTACAGTAAATGCTGTGGGTGATGCTTATGTATATGCTACATATACTGATAGGATTGTTACATCACAAGAAGACACAACACTTAACGACCCTACATCAACTACAATACAAGGTGCAGATAGACTTCAAGCTACAGTGTCTATTACAACTACGCCTATAGATGACACATCTGTTGTTATGTACCATTTTCAAGATGGTGTGTTGTTTATTGATTCTAGTACTCCACTTTCAGATAATATTATGAAAGTACTAGCACAAAGAACTCAGGAAACTAACGGTTCTTATCGTGTCAGTGGTTTAGGATTAAGTATTGACCCATCACAAACTACGGATACGAATATATCTGTTCTTATTGGAGACGGAGTAGCTTATGTAAGAGGTTACCGTGTAGAGAAAGTAGCAGGAACTCGTATAGGTGTTAAACCCTCTACTACTACTAGACAGGTAATTAACGAAACCCAAGCATACAATGAAAAACTTGGTTATATACAGTTATACCAAGCGCCTGTAAAGTCAGTTACATCTGTAACAGCGCCTGTAATGGTTTCAGAAACAGTAACTCGTAGTGCCAACAACTCTGACCAACTAAAGCACGGAAATGTAGTAGCAGTTAAATCTATAACTTCTACTAAAGGTACTGTTTATGGTACACTAGATAACCCAGCTACATCTACTAATAAAGCGGATGTATCCATTCAAGGAGGCAATTCGATTCAATGGAACTCTGGTTCATCAGTACTCCCTACTACAGGTGGAACTTACCAAGTTGTCTACTATTATGTGAAAGCTATGGTTTCTGGTACTGATTATACTATTAAGACAGCTAATGTCGGTGGAGTAACTGCTACCCGTGTAACATTTTCAGGAATGAGTGGCGATAAACCCGTAAATGACGTTCGTATAGCTACTAATTTGTCTGTAACTTATGACTTTTATCTAGCACGTAGGGATTTAATTTCATTAGATGCCTTAGGAAATCCTATAGTAGCTCAAGGAACTCCAGATACAATAGATAAGGTATCTATACCTATTGCTAACAACGATGACTTAACGCTTCCTATAGGTTGGGTTACAGTATATCCAAACTCAAAAACAGCTGAAACGAATGATTATACAGTTACAAACTTAACATTCTCTCAACTCCAAAAATTACAAGCTAGAGTACAAACTTTAGAGTATAACCTAGCTACAATGGCACAAGATGTTGCTGCAGCGCAAGGTCATGACCCTCTATCATTACGAGGGGTATTCTCTGACGGATTTAACTCGTATGAGCGTGCTGATATAGACATATTTGGAGAAGCTGTAACGGATGCTAATGGAAATATAACGTCTGATACTCGTTGGAAAGAAAATGGTAAAGTTGTTCCAATGGCAGCATGGTCATTTGATGATGCGTATATTACTCTTCCTTATGCAAATAGCTTGCTTAAAGAAAACACAGTTAATACAATGTCACAAGGAACACCTCCATTTAATAACCCTATGGCTTGGAATGGTCATGTTATTACATCCCCTTATCAAGTAGTTACTGAAATTTCACAGGGAATAGCTACTAGTGATATGTCAGTTAACCCTTATATGGTTTATGAGACACAGACTGGTACTCTGGCTCTTAACCCCTCTGGAGATGTTTGGCAAGATGTTAACAAGGTAACAGTGAACAACAAGATTGTTAAAAATCTTAATGTTCATCGTTACTGGTTGCATAATGGTTCATCAGGAGATAGTGATTCACAGTTTATCTATAACAACGCTAATAATATTAACTGGACTAACACCAACTCGGGTTGGGTAAAAGGTAGTGATTGGTTCTCAGATGCTCCAGAAGACCTTGTAAAGGGTACTAAGGGTCAAGGTACTGCTTATGGTACAGCTGTTACAAATGGTGGTGAACAGACTTCTATAAGCTCTATTCCTTACATGAGACCTATTACAGTTACGTTTACGGCTAAAGGGTTAAGAAGGAATGATGATAACCTGTACATCTTATTTAACGGTATTAAGTTAAAGACTACACCCCTTTCTCCATCAGTTAAAGGAACTAAAGATAGTACTATCCGTGCAGATAATATGGGAGTTGCTTCAGGTTCGTTTACTATACCTAGTGACCAACCTACGGGAACTGTTGACGTATTCTTGAAAAATGATAATGACTCTGGTTCATCATCTAACACAACGTTTACGTCTACAGGAACAACAAAAACTATAGAAAGTATTATAAATACGACATTCTATCAGGTTAAGCTTGTTGACCCTCTAGCAGAGTCTTTCCAGTTTGACGGTGATAGATTATTAGCTGGAGTTAACCTATACTTCTCTCAGATTGATACATCAACAAATCCTGCTGATGTAATTGTGCAAGTTCGTACTATATCTGATGGAGGTACCCCAACACAAAAGGTAGTTGGTCAAAGTTCTCATAATGCTTCTGAAATAAAGGTATCTAATGATTCTTCTGTACCTACTAAATTCTATTTCGATAACCCTGTTCAATTGGATTCAGGAAGTTCTTATGCAGTTGTCGTTATTTCTAACTCACCTGGTTATAGATTATTCTATGCCCAAATGGGTCAGAATAGGCTAGATAATAATCAAAAGCTATTATCTAATCCGTTTGATGGCGTTATGTTCTCCTCTTCTAACGCTCAAACATGGACTGCTCACCAAGATGCTGATTTGAAGTTTGATTTGATGACAGCTAGATTCCAAGATGGTGCAAAGTCTACTATATTGTTTGACCCAGTTGACTTAACATTACCAGATGGTTCATTACCAGATGTTACGGTTTCTTCACTGTTAGCAGCGTTAGCTCCTACATCCACTAGCGTGTACTGGGAGTATCGTGTAATACTTTCTACGGATGGGTCAGGTTCATCTATTGATGACGGAACACATCCTTGGTATCCAATTAGTACCGATGGTGAATATGACCCACAAAGTACTGTCAGAGTTATCCAAATACGTGCCACTATTAAAGCAAGCAAATATATTAGTCCTCGTTTGACTATGAATGCTATTAATATTAATGCTTTAGTTACTGGAACAAAGGGAACTTATGTAGGTAAAAACGTAAGTATGGGTGATACAGGATATAATACAGTCCATGTGTCTTATAAACAGTATACCCCAGAGGGTACAAATATTATCCCTAAGTTCCTTATGTGGTCAGATAATAACGCAATGCCATCCACTTGGGAAACATTAGATAGTTTACGTACTAGCCATAGTGCTACAGTAACTTCTAGTGTAGGTCAAGCAGATGTATATGGTTATTCATTAGTCACTCATGTTATTAACTTACCTGCTAGTTATGCAGGAGCTCTTGGATTTAACACGTTTAAGATTAGAATTGATTTGTCTAGTGCTAACCAATTTATTCGTCCTAATGTTAAGGAGTTAAAAGCAGTTCTTACTGATGAGTAAGAAATAAAAAGGCTATCCTATGGGTAGTCTTTTTGTACATATAAACAACAAAGTAGTGTGATATAATTATAGTATTGGAGGTTAAGTAAATGCCTAGTATGACAAATGTAAGTGGTGGCACAGTTTTTAAACCATCACCTTATGAGCAAGAATTAAATAATAAAAGAAAAAAGCAACGTTTGGAGCATGAACAACTTGTTAAAGATGTCGCTGAAATTAAAAAACAACTTAAGTATAAAAAGTTACACCAATCTAAAATAACTAGAAGGAAGCATTATTAATGGAACTCGAAGCAAAAGTAGATGAAAGATTATTTATAATGGCACACCCAAATTCTTACAATAAGGTATATACTGTTGATTTGTCTTGGGAAGACGAATCTACTTTTGTTTTGCGTGATGAATATAAGCCATTTGTGTATGTTAAAAGCCAATTATCTAGGTCAAAAGTTGAGGGTAAAAGAGTAGGTTATAATAAGTTTACTTTTTCTTTAGGTGAAGATAATTTACAATCAGCAGTACCTACAAAATGGATTAATCTAGACGTGGTTATTGATATAGGAAATGGAGAACGTATAATAGCTAATCCAACCAAAGTAATAGAGTTCTACGTGGAGGGGAAATGATTTATAACGACTTATCAATAGGTTATCAAAATAATAACACACAATTAAATATAAAAAAGTATAGTAATGGAAGTCGTTTAACTTTTAAAATCATAGATAGCACGCATACATTTGTCTTCCCAGATAACTCAGAAGTATTTATAGATATTTCTGGTCAATCTATAAAAGCTAATAAAGAAAAATATTATGGCGTAACATCTTTCAATATTAGTGATGAGTTGTTTGATAAAATTCCTATAGGAAAGGTTTCTTTTTCTGCTAAATTGCTAGTTAATGGTTCTATTATATACACTGTTTTGGGGGGTATACTAGAAATTTACCCTAGTTGTGTTGTACTGGAGGATTCTATTGAATGATATTCACAAGAACCAATAGGTATACTAAAATAACATTTGAAAACAACGAAAATGTTGCTTTTATAAAAAAATACGAAGAAAAGCTAGGTAAGTTTACTGGAGTTAGAGAACCTGGCTATGAAAAAAGTAGGGCATACAAAAGTGGCTATTGGGATGGGTATACTTTACTGTATGACAAATCTAATCACCAGTTACCTGACGGTCTATTTAACCAACTCATCGAATTTTCTGAAAGTATTAAAGAGCAAGTCGAGGGTTACTCTTATAAAATAGTAGATGATAGAGAAGAACTTTTTATGGGAGAAGAAGATGTTCCTAGAGAGCTTAATTTCAAGGATGATGGAAAGGAATATAACCTATTCGATTATCAGTATAATTCAGTTAAGTCTGCTATAGGAAGTGGTAAAGGGATATTACATCTTGCAACTAACGCAGGTAAAACAGGAGTTTCCGTAGCTTTAATAAAAACCCTATCTAAGTACTTAGAACGTGGTGAGAAAGTAATATACTTTGTACCATCTAAAGCCATATTTGAGCAAGCCATAAAAACTATGCAAGAAAATTTTGGTAAGAATGCTGTTGGTTATATAGGAGATGGTAAAAAGAAAATATCCGCTATAAATGTTGTAATAATGCTTTCAATGGTAAGTGCTTTAAAAGACCCTACCAAAAGTAAAGATGTTAAAGTAACAGGAAAAGCACGGACATTGCAAATATTTGTAGATGAGGTAGCACCACTGTTCGATAATAGTAATCAAAAAAGCATTCTATCTAATTTAGTTAAATCATATAATCCAACTACAAAATCTAGAACTGAAATCCTAGAGTGGATTAGAAAAGCTGATGAAGAATGCCCTACAGATAACAGAGTTAAACTTTTTATTAATTCTAAAAAAGCAGAGTACCGTAAGTTAATGCAAGGTAAAGTAGGTACAAAGTATAAAAAATATGAAGATACCCTTAAGTTAGTTTCTGAAACTAAAATTGTACTTGTAGATGAGGGGCATCACTCTAAATCAGACACCACTTTTGATACACTACTTAGGTTTTATAATGCGCCCTATATGTATGCGATGACTGGCTCTATAGATACTAAAGATAAATTATCATCACAAAGATTAAAAGGTCTTTATCACAAGGTTATTTATACAGTATCAAATGACGAGCTAATAGAAAGAGGTATATCAGCAAAACCTACTATTAATTTAATCAAGGTTAAAGGTAATATCGGGGTTACATCAGAAGAAGATAAAAACTATATGGCAGTTTATGAAAAAGGTATAGTTAGATTCGATGTTAGAAACGAATTAATTGCTGGGCTGACTAAAAAGATGGTTGAAAAAGATAAAACATCTCTGTTAATAGTAAATAGGGTGGAACATGGAGAAATATTAAAAGAAAAATTTGATAGTATGGGCATAACTTCTAAATTTATTAGTGGGGATACATCTACGGAAGATAGGGAGGTAGCAAAGAAAGAAGCGAAAGATGGAACACTTAAAGTTCTGATAGCTACGTCTATATTTGACGAAGGGGTGTCTATTAATAACATAGATGTTTTATTTATGGTTAGTTCTACAAAAAGTTTGAGATTGATATTACAGCGTGTGGGTAGAGTACTTCGTAAAAAGTCTGGAGATAACCAAGCGCTTGTTTTCGACTTTATAGACCAGACCCATATATTCCTCAAAAATCATGCTAAAGACAGAATAAAAATATATAAAGACCAGAATTTCGATATTAAGTACCTAAACTAGGGTACTTTTTTTGTTGTTGATAATTGCAACTTTCTGTGGTATAATATTAACAGAAATACTAGGAGGTAATAGATGGTAACTGTTTCAGATAATTCTCTAAGCGCACGTGACACTTTTTTTCTAAATAAGATTGTTGGTTTAGGTGTTGACTACACTGACAACATTGCTTACGTAAAAACAACAAGAGAATACTTATCAAAAAAAATTGGCGTTAATATTAGAACTATCACTAGGAGACTTAATCATCTAGGAGAAGTAGGTTACGTTAACGTAGAGTCTAAACTGGGTAAAAATGGTGGGTACATTATTAAGTTAAACCCAGATAAGTTTTCATTTCCTATAGACGATTCTCTTTTAAAAAACCCTACGAAAACCTTTACAAATTTGGTTGATAAATTATACCATAAAAAATCTAGGAATAGAGGAGTACGAAGAACAAAAACGGAAATGGACCAGTTGAGAAGAGAGCAAGAGCGTATGACATCTCAACAGCGTTCAGAAAATAAAATGCTTGAGACAAAGTATCTTATGAAGCCGTTAGATTGGGATTTCTTTGCTAGTACAAGTGAGCCTGATACTAATTTTAGGGTTTGGGTTATATCTAGAGCATATGATGCTTTTGTAAAAGCTTATGAGCATAAGTACGAGGTATCATATCGTAATAAAGAGCACGTTGGGACTTTCTATTATGGTAAAGGGAAAAAATCACATAGTAATTCTTATAAATCACTAAAGGATGGGTTCATTGGTAGCCGAAATTTCGATGCGTTTAAAAAGCTATTAGATTTATCTAGGGACCTAAATGAAAACCCAATTGTATTAATGGGCAAGGTTTTTGAGAGGTACTCGTTTAACCATTATAGCTACCAACATCCAGCTAGGATACCTGTTCCAAACCAGGTAATGGATAAAAAGGGAGTTGACGTTATTATGTCATCACTAAAAAATCAAAAAGAAATGAACAGGTTTAGAATGGGCGCTTCTACAGATTTCCTAAACAATGCAGAAATTATAGCTATCAATCGTGAATATTTATCTATTGATAATAGTCAGGACACAGATTACAACGAAGAACTTACAGGAGATAAACAATTATTATCATTGAAACATTACTATAATCAACTAATGTTTAATGCAAAATCAAGATTAAATAAATCAGAATTAAAAGTATTAGACTACTTTATGAGAGAACAGATAGATTTAATTATAGGAAAAACAGGAATATCTCATGTTTTGTCTGAATATGCTACAGTAGCCTTTGAAACATTAAAACCTTATATTGATAAATCATTAGAAGATGGTACAATAAACCAGACATTCTACGACTTAGCTAATTTGATGGGTAACTATGAAAGTAAGGCTACAGGAAATGCTACAGTGATGTTGTCTAGTGCTTATGTAGCTAATAAAAACGGGTACAATATAGCAAGAAGAGTGCACGCAATTATTAAGCAACGTCAAGGAGATTACTATACTATTCATGAGGTAATGAAGGTAATACAAAAGGTTCCTGACTTACTATCATTGACAAAATCAGGTCTTCTAGATAGAAAAGTTGTTTTAATTGAGTATTGACAAATACAAAACTTAATGTTAAAATCTATATAGAAAGGATTTTTATGCTTAACGAAGAACAACGAATATTAAGAAGAATTATAAATAAGTCTGCGAAAGAACCAGACTTTTCAAAATTTGTATCGAATTTAGAGTTAGATATATTTTCTGGGGAACCTAGCTATGGAGAGGTTTTTTCTTCTCTAAAGGATTACTATAGAGAACATAATCAACCTGCTAGTAAAGACTTGCTAGAAACCTATCTTTCCCGAAAGCTCGATAGAAAAAAGGTAGATGAAAAAGAACGTGAACCTTTATACAATGCAGTTAATGATATATATACTGTAGACGAATCTGATAGTAAAGTATACGATGAACTAATATCAAACTATATTGAGGAGAGGCGCACTAAAAATGCAATTTTAATCTTAGCTTCTAAAGAAGTAACCTCTAATGCTATTGATGATTTTGAAAAATCGTTTAAGAAAATAAAAAAAGATGCTATTAATTCAGGTATGCATGAACTAATTGACTTTAATGATTCTGCTAATGACCATAAAGTTGCTAGTGAGATTGATGAAATCAAAAAGGGTGTTCTAGAAATACCTCTACTACCCTATCAGGAAGCAACTGGTGGTTTAGCTAAGGGAGAAATGGGAATTATAGCTGCTTCTTCTGGTCAAGGTAAGTCTCAAGCAATGGTATCTATGGCAGTAGAGTATTCATTAAGCGGTAAAAATGTATTATATATAGATTTAGAAGAATTAACTGGTCGTAAGTTCCTTAGATACTACAAAGCTATGATGGGTAAGTTTTCTAACCTATTTGGTATATCAGAAGATACTATAATGAAGTATATTCCTATAAACGAAGCCTCAATGACGATTGAGTCAGGTAGGTTTTCTGCTATGAGAGATAAGTACACCGAAAAGACAGGTAAAAAAGTCGGCAATTTAGTATTTACAAAGTATTCCCCACATACCCTAACACTAACTGGGTTGAGGCAAGCTATAGAAAATGCTACTATGGTTGATGGATATGATATAGATGTTATCTTTATTGACTACCCTGATTTGTTAAAGTATGATGTTGGTAGTAGTGAGTCTATGGCAGGTGGATTAGTATTTGAAGAGATGCGTGCTATTGGTCAAGATTATAATGCTATCATGTGGACTGCTTCTCAATTAAATAGGTCTAGTTCACAAAATGAGATTAAAACGGGGGATAGTTTAGAAGGGTCTTTCCGTAAAAAGAACGCTGCCGAATTTTTAGGAGTAATCAACGTAACTAAAGATGAGTATGAATCTGGATATGGAAGAATATTTGTTGACAAATCTCGTAACTTAGCTAATGCAAATTCATTAGTTAAATTTAAAGTAGACAAGCTAACAGGTTTAGTAAGAGGAGAAACTGAGAGGGAAATGCTTGACCATGAAGCATTGCTTAATGATAGAGATTCAACAGCTTACGGTAAAAAAACTGCCGAAGATGATGGATTAAGTAGTTTTAAAGATAAGAAAACTAGTTTAGGGGATATGTTTTAATGAGCAAATATATTGTTTTTTCAGACTTACATCTCCACAATTGGGGTGACTTTGCTACTACCGACAATGACACAGGAAATAGTCGGTTAACCAATCAAATAAGTGCTTTAGAAGACATACTATCTGTGGCACGCTCTGAGAGGCGCATAGTGCTCTTCTTAGGTGACTTATTCCACCAACGTGGAAGAGTAGCTACTAATGTTTTTAACTCCGCTATGGACGTTTTTGATAGTTATAAAGACGTTGAGGTTATTGCTATTGAGGGTAACCATGACAATGTAACTAATTCTATTAATTCTATATCCTCTCTAGAACCTTTGGCACTTCTCCCAAAGTTTAACCTCGTTCAATCTCACAGTTATTTTGAGTGGAATGGAGATAGCATAATGGCTGTATCCTACGGGGACGAGTATGAAGAGCTCAAAAATGAAATAAAAGGTCATAGAGCTACTTTATTGCTAGGTCACTTAGGGGTAGAGGGTTCTATGGGAGCAGGGAAGTCTAAATTAGACGGAGCTTTTTCAGTAGGTGATTTATGTTCTGATAATTATGGTCTAGTTCTTTTGGGACATTACCATAAGAGACAGTTTCTTAATGACAACTCCCTTTATGTAGGAAACCCTATTTCTCAAGATTTTGGAGACGATGGTCAAGATAAGGGTTACTTTACATTTGAAACTAGTGATGGTAAAGTCGTAGAAGATAGTTTAAAATATACCCCTTTAAATTACCCTAGATTTATTAAAATAACTACAGATAACGTAGATGAGTATGAAGACCTAGATGAACTATCTAAGAATAACTATGTGCGGTTAGTTGTTCCAGAAAAAGTATTAGAAGATAGGTCAATAGATACAACAGACTTATCCCCTAATATTAGGGTGGAAAAACAGATAGAAACGGTATCTGAATCAAGATTAGACATAGATAGTTCTACAGATACTATCTCTATTGTGAAAACGTGGGCAAAAGAGTTTCAACCAGAAAATGAAGATGTAATAATTAAGCAGATACAGAAAGTACTATAGGCTACCTAATGGTAGTCTTTTTGCTATTGACTTTTTTATATTTATGGGGTATAATATTGTTAATATAAAAAGGGGGATTGAATGAAACTAAAACGTATAGAAATCAATAATTTTTTGTCAATAAAAGAGGCTAGTATAGATTTAGATAATCGAGGCATTGTACTAATAGACGGTGTAAATAATACTCCAGCAACGACTATAGATACAAATGGTACGGGTAAAAGCTCTATGTTATCCTCTATATTTTATGCTATTTATGGAGAATTACCTAATGGCGAAAAGGCAGATTCCCTTATCAATAGAAATTTTGGTAAGAATATGTCAGTTAAACTCTACTTTGAAGTCAACGAAACTTCTTATACTATTACGAGAACAAGGAAGAAAAATTCTCTTATATTTGAGTCTAACGGCATAGACATTACTAAGGGTACTATGAAAGAAACTCAACAAGATATTGATAGTATAATTAGCATAAGAAAAGATGTTTATTTATCTACAATATATTTTGATGGTCATAATAGCATACCCTTTTCTATGTTGACAGACAAACAAAGGAAAGACTACTTAGAAATACTATTTGATGTAGGTGTATACAAAGAAGCTTATGATAAAACGAAAGAGGATATAAAAGAAAACAAATCAAAAATAGAAAGTTTTAATAGTAAAAAAGAAGCTACGCAAAGACTTTTAGATAATGAAAAAGACGTAGTAAAACAAATTGAAGGTATTAAAAAAGAATACCAACAAAAAGTACCCTTATTAAAAAAAGAAGCCGATGACCTTAGTAGTTATCTTAGTGAAAAAGAAGTTGTATATAAACGTAAAATAGAAGAACTTAGTGAATCAGAAATAAAAATTAAATCATCGCTAAATAGTACAATGGATAATGTAGAATACAAAGAACTAAGAGAAGAAGTAGCTAGGCTAGAATCTGGGTACAATACATTATTTAATAACCAGACAAAGCATAAGTCGGTTATTGATGAAAAAGCTAAGCTTATAAAGGAATTATCATCAAGTGAAATTTGTTATGTCTGTGGCAATAAAATTGATGAAGCTCATAAACAAAAAGAAACAGAAAAGATAATGTCTGAATTAAAGCCTATTGTTACTGAATACAAGCTTAGAAAACCTGACCTAGATAAATTAGAAGATGCTATAAAGATAAAAAAAGAAGAACTATATTCTTTGCAAGAGTCTGTTGATAGAGAATCTGAAAACAAGTCAAGGCTGTATGAAGAATTAAGTAACATAACAAGTTTAATTAATAAGGAGAAGTCAGAATTTTCCAATTATCAATCTAAAGAAAAACAGGCAATAAAAAATTACGAGGACTATATAAAAGAATCTGGTAAATACGATGGTGTAATCGAGGAGCATGTACAAAAAGAGGCTAAGTTATCAGAAGAATTAAAAGATATAGAAAACCAAACGGAAACATTATTAGATTTAGACGTAAAGCTTAATAAGGCATTATTTTCATTTTCTGATAAAGGTATCAAATCCCATGTCCTTGATTTAGTCACTCCAGAGCTTAATACTAGGGTAGCTAATTACTTAACTTTCTTAACAGGCGGGACTATAAGTGTTACGTTCTCTACTCAGACTGAAAAAGCTAGTGGAGAGCTTATAGATAAATTTGATATAAAAGTTATTAACAATGGGAGTGATACTAGTTATGAATCATTATCTTCTGGAGAAAAAAGGCGTGTTGATATTGCAATAAGTCTGACACTGCAAGATATATTGATGGCTAAATCAACAACTAACACTAATATACTTGTTTATGATGAATTGTTTGAAAGTCTAGATGCAGTAGGTGCTGAAAGTGTAGTTGAATTACTAAAACAAAGGTTAGATACTGTAGGAACTATATTCGTAGTTACTCACAATGAAAACTTGAAACCACTATTTTCTGAAACAATAACAGCTATAAAAGAAAAGGACGGTAATACACATATTGAGAATGGAGAAATTAACAAATGAGACTAGAGAAAACTAACAATTCACAGAGGGTTGTTTTTAAAGATTTAATAAGGTATAATGATTACAAACCTTATTCGGAAAAAGTAGTGTTTGAAGATAAAGATGTATATGATGTTTATCCTAGTAGATTTAATTATTACTTTGCATATGATATTAATAAAAAAAGTATTGTTTTAGTACAAAGTTCAGTTAGAGATATAAAAGATATTATTTTAGATTCATTTTTTACTATTGGAGAAGATTTATCTACGTCTTTATCACAGATTAAAAATTATAATGAATATGTTATCAATTACGTCAATTCTAATTTTGGTATTGACTTAAGAACAGATAAGGATTATGAGTTAGTTGACAGGCGTTTCAATATCATAGAGCAAATGAATACCTCATTAAGTGTTTATGAGCATTACAAAGATAACTATAATAATGCTAGTCACGAGTATATTGTTGAAAAAGAAAGGGAGCTTCAAATACTAGGTTCAGCTTATATGTTATTGAATGCTAGGATGGATGTTTTAGGGTACTAATATGTTTTTAGATATGCTAGATGATTATACACAAGGGGGACGATTAGAGGCTCAAAAAGAGTTTAGGTATAATTGCCCTTTCTGCGGAGATGACAGGCATAAATTCTATGTTCAGGATAGTGAGCCTTACTTATGGCATTGCAAATACTGTGATAGAAGAGGAAACCCTGTAAAGTTTGTTATGTTATTAAACTCCGTACCATTTAGCGAAGCTAAGGATATGTTAGCTACATATGATTATTATGTAGGAAACCAAGAACAAACAAACCTACAAAATGAATTTGGTGACCAAGAGCTTACTGAGTCTGAAAAACTATTTTTACTAATGCATAAAGATAGTATAGATGTCGAAGAGAAAGAGGTTTTACAGCCAAACAAACTTCCTTATGGTTTTAGTTATCTTTGGGATGATAAGGAAGAGAAGAAGTCTTATCCCTATTTTAATTATTTACTTTCTAGAGGAATAACATTAGAAGACATTAAAAGTTATAACATAGGGTATGTAGATAAGGGCGGTTATAACCATCCAGAAACAGGTAAATATATACCATTAATAACGTCTGTAGTATTTATAACCTATAACGATGATGGGAATCCTATATATTGGAATACACGTTCAATAAACCCTAATTCTATTCAGAAGTCTATAAATGCTCCTGCTATGGATGGAATGTACTCTAAACGAACGTCTATTTTTAATTTAGATAAAGCAAAAAAAACAGATAAAATTGTTATATATGAGGGTGTATTTAATGCTTTAATGTCAGGGGATAGTGGGATTGCTACATTTGGTAAGCAAGTTACAGATGAACAGATAGAGCTTATAAAAGAAGCATCAGCAGAAAAAGAATTGCCAATTTATTTATTCTTAGATAACGATGCGAAACAAGAAACAAATATATTAGCAAATAAAATATACCAATTCACTCATAACGTGTATATTGTTATAAATCCTTATGGGGATAATGATGCTAACGACTTAGGTAGAAATAAAGTACAAGAGCTTATAGACAAAGCTGTTAAGTTTGATAATTCAGGACGTGCACAGATACTATTTAATTTATCCTAGCACGTTTTTTGCTTGAAAAATAAGTAACACTACTGTGGTATAATTAGTATATATCAACAGAGAGGTGTACTTATGGAAAAACCAAACGAGATTATGGACTATTTAACTAGAAAAATACAAGAGGCAGAAACAGATTCTGATTTTGATTTAATAGTTAATGATTTGTCTGATAAGCTCTCTTTAGATATAAAAAATACACAACTTATTGTTGACTGCTTACGGATAAGTGTTGAAAATGATTATGCTACTATAGATATATTTTATGGTATGATTAATAGAATACTTAGTACTCTAGTTAATAATAATGTGTTGGACAAAAATGATATAAATTATATAAAGGATATAGGAAACGATGACTGAAAAAAATGTAGACTTGAAGATTAGCGAAGAAGATAAGAAAGATTTAGAATTTATCACTAGAGATGAATTTTATACTGTATTAGCTACTCAAGATGACCTTAAGAAAATTTTTGATTTACAGTCTGTAGAAGACCCATCAGAGATTACTCAAGAAAAGATTGATGAAGCTAACGAAGGAATGCACAAGTTAGCTACTTTGAGTCAAATCTTTCAGATTGCAGGCATGTTAAACGAAACAACAAAAGAATTTATGATGAAGAATATGCTAGGTCTTTCAGATACTATTGAAATTCAAAAGATTATTTTGAAGAAGTTAGGTGCTAATGAAGATGTAGCTAGAGAAGCTGTTGAAGAGTTTAATGCCCGAAAGAAAGCTCATCTTGAGGAATTAAAAAAGGCTCAAGAAGCTGCTAAGGAAGAAAGTGAAAAGAAAGAGCAACCTAAAATGAAGGCTGTTAATAGTCATAAAGGAAAGCCTTCTAAAAAGAACAAGAGGTAAGAACTAGTGGGGAAGTCACAGAAGATAAAGGGCGCATCCTACGAATTAAAGATGTCTAAATATTTCTCAAAATGGAGTGGAAGAGACTTTTACCGAACTCCTGGTTCTGGCTCGTGGAGTTCCCAGAGGATGGCACAAGATAACCAAAGTGGTGATATTGTCGCTCCTAGTGATATTAAATTTCCATTCTCAGTAGAATTAAAACATCACGAGGGTTTTACCTTAGATAGCTTTGTTAGAAGTATCGGGGAAATACCCTCTTTCTATACACAAAATGTTGGTGATGCTGTACGTTCTGAAAAAGTACCTATGTTGATAGTTCATAAAAATTATGCTCCAAATTATGTGTCCGTTCCTTATAGTAAATCTATCGAACGAAATATGAAAGAAAACCATTTACCCTATATGATAACTACAGTATTGTTTAAGGATTACCTAACAGATACTGATATTTATATGGACGTACTTGTGATGGTTTTGGAAGACCTATTTAGTATATATACTTTAGAAGATTTTATAAAGAACCATAGAAGAATGTTTACTTATTGGTATACAAAGGTTATGCCAGATGTAAGTAAACGAAGTACAGGAAGTAACGATTTAGATAAAATAATAGATAGTTTAGGTGATTAAGTGGCAAGAAAAAAGAGACTTAATGTCCTAAATAGCCAAAAGATATTTAACTTAAATATCGTACCTCGTAAAAATGATTACGTAGACGTTTATCCTGATAACTATAAAGATATTCTCCAATCACTTAAAGACGATAAGAATACACAAGACCCTATTTTGAAAGAAAGGAATGGTGTAGAGTACAGAGTTTTCTATGATGATTCATATGACTATGAGTTTTACACCCTATTAGTTGAAGTATCAGAAAACTTTTTATTAGTATCTAACACCTCAATACCTGTTACCTTAATAGATTTATTATCTTCCTATCCAAGGTTTGCTCAAGTGATGTATCTATTTACCAAAGAATATACCCAGAATCAAATAGATAATATACTTCAAGCTTCTGCTGGAGTAAAGGTATCTATATTATATAGTACTGATAGTAGCAATGGCTTTATTTTAAAGCGTAGTCTTTATCCTCTTAAGTATAGTGCTAATGAGTTAGTAATTCATTGGATAGGCGACAACTATGAGGAAGAGTATGAACTTTTCACTAGTATACGTAATGCTTTATCAGGTTGGGGTATTGTGATAACTATCGAGTATAAAAATGATGAAGAAAGGGAATATTTATTTAAACGAAAAAAGGAAGATGCTGAAATAAAGCAGTCATCCTATGTTTGGGGTAGAGAATGAAGATAACAACTACAGACATCGTAAGAGAAATTCGACAGAAGTCAAATGGAACAATAAAGACATCAGACATTAACGATACTTTAAAGTATTTAGAAGACGTTATCTCAGAAGAAATTACTAAGGGTAATGACGTTAAATTAAGAAGTTTGTTTGTAATAAAAAGCCATGTTCAAGAGAATTTTAAAGGCTATGATGGACTAAATAAAAAATATTATGTGAAGCCAAGGCACATCCGTGTTTCCATAAAGACATTAAAAAAGCTTTCCAATTTAGGTGACTAAGTAGGGTTGCTTTTTTATTTTTTATATGATATAATGAGTATGTCTTATAAGGAGGTAATATGGTAAAAAAGAAAATATTAATCATTTCGGATTATGTTAAGAAACACTATATAGGAACTAAGCAAGGTCAATCTTATAATAAGTTTATGGAAACTAATGAGGGAAGATTCTTAAAATCTCTTATGTTAGAAGCCTTTGAAAAAGTAGGTTATGAAGAATCTTGCTCTTATAAAGCAATTTTTGCTATACCTGAAATACCTAACTTAATTAAAGAAAATAAGAAAAACCCTGAGCTTTCTTTATATACCACACCTTCTTTGCAAAAAGTTAAAGAATATAAGGAAAACTTACTAGAACGTATTTATGAATATAACCCTGATGTTGTAATTGTCACAGGTAGTATTTCCATTAAGTCGATATTTGGTAGTGGCTCTATTAAAGCTATGCGTACACTTCCAGGAGAGATAGAAATTAAGGATAAAAAATTCCCCTATTTTGTTACTTATAGCCCTGGTTTTGTACGTTCTAATCCAAATTACCTTAGTCTTTCTAAGATTGATATGCAACATTTAGGTAAGTTTTTAAAAGATGGTTCAGATGGTTTAAAGAAAAGTAAGGTAGACTATACTATACTTAAAAACGATAGTGCTGATAAAGTTGTGCGGTTATTAGGATACATTAAGGATAACTTTGGAAAAACACCTAGAGATGCAGTTGCGTGGGATTATGAAACAAATTCATTATCAGGTACTAGTGATACTTCAAAGGTTATTACAGCATCTATTTCCACATCAGACCACAAAGGTATTACTTTCCCTATTGACCATCCAGAGTACCCTTGGAATCAAGAGGATAGAAAAAAAGTCGTAAATGCTTGGTTAGACTTCCTCATTTCTCCTATATGGAAAGTAGGTCATAACGTTTCCTTTGATATGAGGCAAACAAAAACTATTATAAAACCTATTCAGTTTAAGAATACGTTAGATACCCTTGTTGCCTACTATATTGGCGTTTCGCAAGAAAATAAAGGTGGTAAAAGTCTTAAAGATTTGGCATTGTTATTTACTGATATGGGTAACTATGACAAACAACTAGACGAATTTAAATCGTGGTTTAACTCTGGCTTTGATAAGGGGAAATCTAAGGAATTAAAAGATAAGTATGAAGGAACCACTTATGTTCAACGTGTGAAAGCGTATTTACAAGAAGGCACGGAGATAGAAGATAAGTATTACTTGGAATATTTAACGGATTCCCAAAAGATAGTAGCATTTAAAACTGCTAAAAGATTATTAGAACAACAAGATTTTCCTGATGTTGTTCATAATGAGCAAGAGCCATCTACAGATTTTTCTTATGCTTGGATTCCTTATGAAGTACTAGCCTACTATGCCTGTGGAGATGTTGATGCTACTAAAAGAATTAACTATTACATGTGGGACACCTATATTTCAAAAGTAGAGTCGTTTACTAATTTATATACTAAACATTATCCAGAATTAATAAATAGTTTGACTAACATTGAAGCTAATGGATTTGCTTTAGACGTAGATTATCTTAAAGAAGTTAAAGAAACCTTTATTGAAAAAATAGCTCATCTTGAAGAAGCAATGATGAAGACTGATGAAGTTAAGAAAACTGTAGCATATAAAGAAAAGTTATTTGCGTTAGGTCTTCAAGAAAAAACTAAACCTGTTAAAGAGCGTGATGCTGTTATATACAAATACTATACTGACTTACGTAATGGTTTAGCAACTCAATTTTCTCCTACTAAGAAATTTGACTTAGGTTATGCTTTATTTGGTGTTAATGGTTATAAGTTACCTCCAGAAAAAAAGTATATTCCAAAAAGTGTTATGACTGCACTGAGGAACAAGCAGATAACAGAAGATGATTTAACATACATGGACTATTCTACGGGTAAAGACTCGTTAGATATGTTGGCTAAGCTTCATCCTGATTTTGAGCTTGTAAAGTTAGTTAAAGAATACGTACGTTTAAATAAGTTACTTACTACTTATACAGATTCTTTGATTGAGAAAGCAGATAGCGATGATGTTGTACATGGTCGTTTTGTTTCCACAGGAACTGGAACAACAAGACTTAGTTCTAATAATCCTAATATGCAAAATATTAGTAAGCCTTCTAACAATCCATCAGATATAGACTATGAATATCCTATTAAGAGAGCATTTATACCTCATTATAAGAAGGGTCAAGATACAATTGTGAACTTAGATTTTTCTTCACAGGAGGCTCATCTAGCTGCAGTTATTGCCCACGATGATGATATGATAGGTTCTTTCCTAGATGGCGCTGATGTCCACAAGGCGACTGCTGCTCTAATGTATAATAAAGAGATAGATGAGGTAACCAAGGATGAGCGTTTTGCTGCTAAGAGCACTACCTTTGGATTATTTTATGGTATGAGCCCTATGGCTTATAAAGAAGGTAAAATGGTTACTGACTCTAAAACAGGCGAAAAGCGAGAAATGACCGTACAAGAAGCTGAGAAAATTTTCGAAAAGTACTTTGAGGGTAAGCCTAAAATAAAGGAAGCTATTGATGAAGCACAGCAATTTGTTACAAAGAACGGTTATATAGAAATACCTATTTCTGGATTTAGAAGAAAGTTAATGGATATATATTCAAATTCTTATTCTAAAAAGCAAGGAGCGCTAAGGCAAAGTTTTAACACATTAATACAAGGAGGCTCTGCTGTTATCTCTCAATTATCCATTATGGGAATTGATAAAGTATTGCGTTCTAGTAATTTAAATGCTTCCCTTGTCGGTACCGTTCATGATAGTATTACAATATCAGCAGCTAAAGATGACGTTGATGAAGTTATAAAGTTAGCTAAGCATGTTATGGAGCATTTGCCTTTAGACTTGCTAAATATTGACTATAAAGGTAAACAGATTTATTTTCCTATGGAAGCTGAGGCAGATATAGGAAGTAGTTATGCCTATGAGTTCTCTTATGATAAGGAAGATTTTGATTCATTTATGTCTACTAAAGGTTTTACTGAATATTATAAGAAAATGAAAAAAATAGAAGACATGGAAGAGGCTGGGGATATTGACAAAGATACCATGAAAAATTTGATGGATAGATTCTCCCTACAGAAAAATAAATATCAGATGCTTAGTTGACATTTAATAGGTAGTGTGGTATAATTAATTAATAAAAGTTGGAGGTAGTTAATGGAACATCAATTAGATTCCGATACAGTTGCAACCTTAAGGTTTGTATCGGAACAAGGGGAGCCTTTCACTATCGACCTTGTAAAAGAGTTGTCACTATCAGATGCAACCTTTGAGGAAGACGTTGAGAAGCAACCTGGTAAGTACGCATGGTGGGCTAGTGTCCTTGAGCGTACACGTCAAAAAGCAAGAGCTAAAGAAGATGAGTTAGAATATACCCATGCAACTCTATCCAATGAGGCAAGAAAAGTGTTAGATAAGCCCACAGTGGCATCAATCGAAAGCTACGTAAAAGTTAATGATAATTACGTAGAAACACTACATGAACTAAGGTTTTGGCAAGGGAGAGTAGACATGCTTGTCTACATTGTCAAGTCTTTTGAACAACGAGAGCGCATGCTTATGCAAAAAGGCGCTCAATTAAGAAAGTCGCTAGATAACGAAAGAACTCGTTAATTTGACTTTTAAAACAAATTGTGATATAATTATTGTATATTAAGAATAGAGGAAAAATATGGCTAAAAACTTTTTAGATGCATTGCGACAAGAAAAAGATAACATTGAAGATAACGAAAAGGAATCAATTCCTACACCAAAGAATGATATTCTTCGGGTAAATGACAAAAACAAGGAATTGTTATTGAGGTTACTTCCTAGTGTTTCATTGCTGAAAGAAGCATCAGATGCCTCTCTTGGTGTGAAGCAACATTCAATTATGTTAAACTTGACATTTACAAGAGATGGTAAGGAAAGTAAAACATTCACTTCGTTGAATCTGCCTACATCTTATGATAAGTCAAATGAAACACAGCAGTCAGTAGACCGTTGGATTCAAGAAGGTAAATTAAGAACTAAATTTGGGGAATCAAAACCTAGAAATGTTTTCTGGGTAAACGTATTGCAAGTAGTAAATAAGAATGGGCAAATGTCCTATGTAAAGGATGATGATGGAAATCCTAAGGTATTTGCTTTTCAAGCGACAAGTACAGTTTACCGTATGTTGCTTGATAAGTTAACAGACCCATTGTTAGACTTAGGAGATACCTTGGAAGATTCTCTTATTGGTTGGAACAAATCATATCCAGTAAAGGTATCTTACGTAGACCAAACGACTAGAACTGTTGATATTTATACTAATGACCGTGTGGCATTAGCACCTATTGCACAGGAAGTAATTATTCCACAGCTAGATAGCTTCTCTGAATTAACTAAGCCATCTGATGAAACACAGCCAGAATGGTTTAGTACAGTAAAGAGAAATCTAGATTCAAATACAGAACAAGAAGGAAGTTCGTTAGGTTCATCTATTGACGGGGCTAATTTAGAAGACCCATTTGCAAAACAAATTAGTGATGACGATATTCCAGACCCCTTAGGGTTAGGCGGTAGCCGTCTGAACGAAGAACATGTTACAGCAAGCTATTCTGACGATATTCCTGCAGCTAAAGAAACTCCTGCGCAACAACCAGAAGAAGAAGCTACAGAAATTTCGGCAGACAAGCAAAAAGAACTGGATGATTTATTAGCAGGACTTTAAAATATTTTATTGGTTAGGGTAGGAAACTACCCTAATTTTATCAAGGAGGATTAATGGTAACAAGAGCTACTAAAGCAAAGAAAATCGAAGATGGTGTATTTGACCTATCTGACTTAGGGCTAGGGAAAGAGTTTGTACTAGCACAAGATTATACCCACGCAGACGTTAAAGACTGGATTCCCACAGGTATTCCATCTATGGATAGCGCTCTTACTGGCGGTTTGCCTATGGGTAGAGTTATCGAGTTATATTCACCCAACAACGTAGGTAAGACTACTCTTGCCATTCAAATTAACCGTATGGCTAATAAGATGGGAGTTCCTGTATTTTGGTTTGATGTTGAAGGAACTAACAATCGAAGTCACTTGGAAGAGATGGGTGTTGATATGCAACATACTGTTTATTATCAACCAGATGACAGAGATATAGAAGCAACTTCCATTGAAAATATTGCAGAACAAATGAAGTATGTTATGGAAAAATTACAAGCTTCTAACAAGAGCGCAGTATTCATTTGGGATTCTGTTGGAGCTTCCATGACTAAGAAAACGATTAGCGGGGATTTTGATGACCAACAACCTGGTCGAGAAGCTAAGGCGTTTACGAAAGCATTAGCAAAGTTAACTCCATTAGCTACTGCAACTAATTCAATGGTTATCTTGATTAACCAAGTTCGTGATAAGATTGGGGGTATGGGATTTGGAGACCAGACCGATACACCAGGTGGAAAAGCATTAAAACACTATGCAACATTCCGTATTTCACTTAAAAACTTAGGACAAAATAAATTAGCAGGTAAGCCTATGGGACATAAGGTTAAGTTAATCTTAGCGAAGTCTAAATTAGGAGAGCCTCACGTAACTTCCGAAAGCCTTTTATATGGTCAGTATGGTTTTAATGAGCTAGTCAATATTCTTAGAGAAGGGGTAGATGCTAAGTTAATCAAGTCTGCCTCTGGTGGAAATAAAGGTAAGTATTATAGATTTGTAAACCCAGATGGAGAACCTATTGATATTTATGAAAAACAAATTCCGGAAATGTTAGAGTCTGGGGAGTTAGAAAGAGACTTCATGCCTTATTTCCAAGACCTTTTTGCAGGGCTTATTGAAAAAGAGTTCCCTAATGGTTACCCAGCTACCCAAAACCAACATTTCCATATAGCAGACATTCCTTTTATGGAAAACGTGGGTGCTACAATGGCTAAGCCAAAACTAGAAGTAAAGGAAGAGTCAGATGGCGAAGAAGAAGACAGCGAATAATGATAGTGATGTAGTTTACTTTGAACCTGTTTACTACTATGAGAATGAACCAATGTTTTCAATAAAAGATGTTAAAAATTTATTCTTGAAATTACTTGACAAAAGAAATTCCTTAAATATAGAGTTTAAGAATAATCCGATGGTAGAGTTTATGGAGTTAGACTCTGTATATGAAAGGTTTGCTGTTCTGCATACTACATCTGAATCAGGAGAAAAAACTAGGTATACTATTCCGTTTTATGATGTGCTTTCTTATGAAGTTATGATAGAAGGTGTAGATGGGAGGTTAAAGTTATGGGGGACAACTTTTCGAGTTCCAGAAAGAGGAATGAAGATTTAGAGCGGCAACTTAGTTATAATACAAGGCGTATGAATAGTTCTGGTTCTCGATATACACCCTCTGGCTCTAGCACAGAATACTCTAGAGATGTTGATAGGTTGTATGTGCTCTACAAACCACTTAGACTAGCGGTATACAAAGATGTTGCATCTTGGCTTGGTAATGAGGTAGACAAAGAAGACCTGACTAGTTTTATAAATGAACATTTTGTACGTCTCGTTAAAGAGTATGACCCTACAAGTAATGTAGATTTTCCAGGTTATATTAAAAAGATGCTTACGCTTAGAGCTAAACATTCCTTTACAAGTACGCTTAGACGTTTAAATGATAAAGAAGATAGTGTCGGTGGTCAAGATGCGCTACTTTCTTATATAGGTGTAGACAGTAGTGACCGCTCTAGTAGTTCTGATGAAGAGATTGTTAATGACTACTTTATCAGGTTCTATAATTATGTAGTCGAGTCTGCAGGTCTAGAAGAACTAGATAAAAAAGTATTAAAATTAATTTTAACAGAGCATACTAATAAGTATATAGCGCAGTATTTACAGGACGAGTGGGGAATGGGAGCAAGAGAATCATCCCGTTATGTAAATAGATTCAGAAATTCCTTAAAAGACCTAGCGGAGAGTTTCAATTCTGGAGAGTAGTTATATTATAACTAAATGATTTTAAAGTAAAAGTATAGAAAGGCTAATTTTAAAAATGGCAGAATTACAAAAAATTAATGATTACTTAGCTGGAGATGTTAATCTAAATGATATAGATTACATCGTAGTTAAGGCTGGAGATGCTAACTTCTTCCAAGTTACTGGTGGAGCGCATTTCTTCGGTGTAGACGGGGATAATAACTCAATCTACAACTTATGGTTAGATTCAGACGGTAAGCTTGTTAGCGAAGATGCTAATGGTCATAAGGATGTTGTAGCTTATATTGACAACAATAAGTTACAAGTTGTATATGGTCGTCATACTGACCCTTACAACGGTTTATCACAACCTGTTACAGTTACGTTAGATGGAACAGAAGACAAGGGCAAGTCTTTGCTAAATGCATTTAAGGGGTATGCAGATACTTGGTTTAATAACTTGTTTGTTCCACGAGTTAAAGAAATTTCAGTAGAAGTTGCTGTAGTTGCTCCAGATGTTAAAGTAACATCACTAACAGGGTTGCCAGCATCTTTGACATTAAAGGTTGGAGATAATGGTTCATTGTCTGCAACTGTAGTACCAGATAATGCTACTAATAAAGACGTAGAGTACACTGTTAGTGGTACAGGTATCACTTTGACAGGCAATAACTATGAGGCTACTGGTGAGGGTACGCCTACAATCGTTGCAACAGCTAAGGGCGGAGATAATGTAACAGTTTCTATTCCAGTAACTATTACAGCAGCTTAATTTTAAACTTAAAGGAACCTTTTCGAAGGCTCCTTTATTGTTGTTTAATTTTGATAAACCTTTAACAATTTGGAGAATTTTATGGGATATAAAGCAAATACATTTAATAAATATGATATTCTATCAAGTGATGCAATGAATAAAATAGAAACTCAATTGCAGATTCTTTCAGAAGACGATAAAACAGGACCCCAAGGACCACAAGGTTTACAAGGACCTAAGGGAGATACAGGAGCGACAGGACCACAAGGTCTAAAAGGTGACACAGGTTCTCAAGGTATCCAAGGACCGAAAGGTGACAAGGGCGACACAGGAGCAACTGGACCACAAGGATTAAAGGGTGATGCAGGAGAGACAGGACCCCAAGGATTAAAAGGTGACACAGGTTCTCAAGGTATCCAAGGACCAAAGGGCGATAAAGGAGACACGGGTGCAGTAGGACCACAAGGACCAAAGGGAGATACAGGAGCGACAGGACCTCAGGGATTAAAAGGGGACACGGGAGCAACTGGCGCAGTAGGACCACAAGGAAAAGTAGGAGCTACAGGACCCCAAGGTGCAACTGGTGCTATAGGTCCCCAAGGTATCCAAGGACCTAAAGGAGACAAAGGTGATACGGGTGCAGACGGTAAGAGTGTTACTATATTAGGTTCTTTTACAAGTACTAGTAGTCTTCCCTCTGAAGCTTCTGTAGGTGACGGTTATCTAGTTAATGGGGACTTATATGTATATAGTTCAGATTCTAGGTGGACTGACGTAGGTAAGATACAAGGACCTAAGGGTGATACAGGAGCAACAGGTGCTACAGGACCCAAGGGTGAAACTGGAGCTCAAGGTATACAAGGTATAAAAGGCGACATAGGTCCCCAAGGTATCCAAGGACAAAAAGGCGATGTTGGTAATACTGGACCACAAGGGCTAAAAGGCGACACAGGAGCAACTGGACCACAAGGAATACAAGGTTTACAAGGACCTAAGGGAGATACAGGACCTAAGGGTGAAGCTGGAGCGAAAGGAGCAACTGGACCACAAGGTTTACAAGGACCTAAGGGAGATACAGGAGCGACAGGTATTGCTGGAGAACAAGGACCTAAGGGGGACACGGGTGCAGTAGGACCACAAGGTTTACAAGGACCCAAGGGAGACCAAGGAATACAGGGACCTAAAGGTCCGACTGGAGCAACTGGTCCCCAAGGAGTTCAAGGAATACAGGGACCTAAGGGTGCAACTGGTGCGACTGGTCCTGCAGGTAAAGACGGTAAGGATGCTACAACAAGCATAAACTCTATATTTGACAAATATTCCAATAAATACCATTTTCAGATGCCTGACCTAGGGTTTATGAATGATATACAATCTGCTTTTTACCGTAACGGTATATGGCATTTGTATTTCCTATATAATGGTGATTCTCGTTTAGATTCTAATGGAGACCAAAAAGGGGGAAATGGTACAGAATGGTACCATGTTACGACTACAGATTGGGTAAAGTGGAATTACGAGGGTGTAGCAATCCATAAGTTTAAGACTGATTGGGGAGATATAGCCACAGGTACTATATTTGAAGATATAGGCAATTATTTTGGTAAAGGAGATGGAGCAATAATAGCTCTTGCTACTGGTTATGGTGGAGATAAAGGTCAAAATACGATGGCTTATTACTCTACTGATAATGGGTATACATTTTCTCCTTTACAATCAACTCCTATTTTAGGCAATGGTCAACCTTTAGGTACCTATCCTGACTTTAGAGACCCCTACCTTTTCCATTTAGATAATAAGTGGATAATGTATATAGCTGAGGGCGCTAAATTTGGTGTTTACGTGTCAGATAATCCTACAAGTGGATATACATATAAAGGTGCTTATGTAGCTCCTAACGGTCTGTTAGAGTGCCCTAACTTATTTGTAATGAACGTAGATGGTAGTAGAAGTAATCAGAAGTGGGTATTATTCTACGGTGGTAATGGTGGAGACGATGTTTCTACGGGTACCTATGCTTCTATTGGTCATTTAGACAGTAATTATGTATTTATACCAGAACAAGAAAATATACGAGTAGATAGAGGTCCTGATTTCTATGGTTCTAAAGTCTTTGCTGATACCTCTGTTTCTGACGTAAATGACCATGTTCTTTCTGTAGGATGGGTAGGAAACTGGGGATACTCTACTAAAGTACCTAATGATGGTAGAATGGGCAATGGTTCTTTAACAAGAATGATTAAGCTTCATAAAACTGGTGATAACTATTGGCTTACTAGTGAAATATTAGGTCCAGTACAGGATTATCTAGATAACCCTATCGTGGGTAATGACCTTACTTCTAACATAGCTTTGCCAATGTTTAAGGGAGACTCGTTCTACTTTAAATTACGTCTTAAGAATATGAGTAATTACAAAGGAACTGCTGGAGTAGAGTTTTATGGTAATGGTTATGATTCAGAGTTTACTTTTGATTTCAATGCTATGAAATGTACAGTTCATCGTTACTGCACTAGTTTTAATAACAATGCAACCTTTGGTCAAGACAGAAGTTTCCCAATCTATATGAATAACATGTCTGACGTTTGGTTGGAGTTTTATGTAGACCGAACAACTATTGAGCATTTAACAGCGGATAAGCAAGCCTATACGATGGCTAAATATCCGCTAGGTCCAAGCCATGAACGTATAGCTATTGTATCCTCATCAGATATAAAGTTCGACTATGAATATTATCAGATAATCAACAAAGAGTCCTACTAATAGGGCTCTTTTTATTTGACTTTTGCATAATAGTATGGTATAATCTAATAAGATTGGAGGAATAGAACGTTAATGACTAAAAAATTATACATAGAAAATAAACCATGGGCGATTATAGCTAGTTTTGCTTTGACTTTACCTGAACCAGAATATGAAATATCACCTTTATTTGGGACTGTGTTAGAAAACGGAGACTCCGTAATCACATCTAAGGTAGTTTCTGCTAGGACTGGTTTATTAGACATTGTAATACAGCCTAAAAGTGTCATAGAATTTGGTGTTTATAGAGGGTTTGATTCTTTACAAGAAATGAATAAGCAACTCTTGGGCAATAATTGGGTAGTTGAGGCTGCTGAGAAACCTGAGCCTCTTTTATATGCCATTATCGAAGCTTATGGTATTAATTCTTATAAGTATATTAAAAATACTTGGTATGATACATTAGAGTATAACAGGGATTTATGGGAAAATTATTGCTATGAATTAGTCGAGTATTTAGATAAGATAAAACCTAACAAAGTTGTAGGTTTAAATGCTATAGTTTTGCGGTATAATAGATTTAACCTATCTGTTATGGAAAAAGAGAACCCAGACCTAATGGTTGAAATTAACCAGAGTCGTGGATATGCAGTACTGCATGTTTTAGGAAAAAATTATAAAGACTATGGTTCATATATGGAAAAATTAGGGATGAGGTTCTTTGATACCTACTCTACCCGTGGAGGGTATTTAAATATGCCATCTGAGATAAGAGTAGAAGATATGGATATACAGACAGTAAAAGAATCGGTAAAGGAATTTTATAATAGATGAGTAGAAATTTTGATACATTGAATGATGTATATGCAGTGTTACTAGGGGTAATCAATAAGCAAGAGGCTAAAATTACCAGAGCACAATTTAATAGTAGACTAGAAATCCTCTCTTTAGACAAGATTAGTAAGAACGACTTCAAACTTATCGTTGATGAAGTTAAATCTAGCCCTAACTTAAAGGATATTTTTGAAAAGGCTTCCTATGGTGTATATACTATGAAAGACCTAAGCGATATTACAGGAGTTACGGTCGAGGAAAAAGACGAGCATAATCTATTGACAAACTACGTAGTTGATAGGGCTGTGGATAGGGCACAGATTAGAGCATTTAATAGAGCACAATCAAAAGGAGTAGCCCAACAATATTTATCACAAGAGATTTCAAAGGAAATTGTTAGTTCTCTTAAAGATTTACCTACGTATATCAAACAAGAGTACAAAGAGCCAGTTATCAAAGGAAGAACACTTGTTGTTACTCCATCAGATTGGCATATTGGAGCACGAGTAGATATTTCAGCAAATGAGTATAACTATGAAATTGCAGAACAGAGACTAGCAGAGTATACTAAAAAAGTTATTGAGGCTATTCACTTTTATAATCCATCAGAGGTACTTATTGTTCACTTAGGTGATTTCATTGAAGGCATTGATATGAGAAATATTAACCAAGCTTTCGAAGCAGACATGGATGCTACCACCCAATTAGCTACAGCTATTAGAATGTATACTAGGTTTATCTTAGAAGTAGCACAAAATACGAATAAAGTTACTGTGGGAGCTGTAGGTGGTAATCACGACCGTTTCACGTCTAATAAGAAAGAGGCTATCTACAATGATAACATGGCTTATAACGTTGTAGATACTTTGTTAATGATGAAAGAATACGGAGCAATTCCAGATAATGTCTATATTATAAATAATAAGGACGATATTTATAGTTTAGACTACACAGTTTCTGGTAAAAACCTTCTGTTTGTTCACGGTGACAAGGAAGATAGGAGAGATGTTCCTAAGATTACAAAGCATATCAAAGACAAGGTATTTGATTACATGTTCTTAGGTCATTATCACTTCATAAAGACACTGCAAGAAGACTATGCACGTATGTCATTTATGGTTGGTTCGTTAATAGGTGCCAATAACTATTCTAAACAGATTGGTGCGCCATTCTCTCGTCCTAGTCAACAGATTACACTAATAACGGAGGGTAGTGATAACCCAGTTATCATGCCTATATATCTATAAGGAGTTTATATGAACAAAGGTACATTTTTAATGGTAGTACTGCCTATAGTAGTACTAATCTTAATGTCTTTAGTTCAGTATGTACGTTCATCAAATATGCTTGCAAAACGTAAGCAACCTACGGGTACTAAAATGAATATTCAGACAACAACGTTAGTAAATATAGTAGCTATTTCTAACGTTGTTTCTGTTATAATTACTGGATTATTGATGTTATTAATATTTATATCTGGTATTGTGAATGTCCCAGATAACTTCCCTGTATTGCTATTGCATTACTTAGTAACGATACTTATTTATAATACTATTTCTGACTCTATGTTTAGAGTAGTTTCTTATATTTATTTGTACGTATCGTTGAAAGGAAAGAAATGATGGATTATGATAACAATTTTTATGACCTAGATAACGTGCCTATGTACCGTGATGGAATATTATATATTAATAAGAACGAAGTCAAAACTCCCTTATATATCATTCAATTAGTACGGCTACATGGCTCTTCTTGGGCGTTTGTATACGATGTTGATGCTAAGAGTGCTAGAAAAGGTGTTCCGAGAAAGCGTAGGCACGCTGAACAACATATTTCGGTTAAAGTAGTTTCTAATTCAGAATTAGGGAACTACATTAACAGAGATAGTACTAAAGAAGTAACAAACGTTATGGTAGAAGACACATATAAATATCAGGCGTTAGTTATTGGAGGAGTTTCTTCAATATCTGATAAAGAGGGAGACGGGTTTTATGATAGAGACCAAGACGGAAATCCAGTAGACATATTTATAGGTATAAATGATATAGAGTGGTCTAACGAGATGACCTATGATTCAGACGATTTGGTAAAGGAACTCTTGAGAAGTACAGAAGAAGAGTTATTGAGTGGTATAGATGGTCAAGGTTACTGATACAGAGCATCCGTATGAGTTAGATGTTAAACGTAAAATATTAGAAAGTCCCCAATTTTTCGGAAATATAGGAAATCATGTAGTAATATCTGAAAAAGCTATTTCTGACTTTAGTGTAATTGCTGATTTATTAGTTTTTAGCGAAAATTATGGGATTATAGGTATTGAAATAAAGACTGAGCATGATTCTACGCAAAGGCTTAATAAGCAATTGAGAGCCTATGAGGCTATAACTACAGAAACTTGGGTTGTTGTTCATGATAGTTTGTATCCACACGTTGAAAAGGTACTGAAAACAAACAATCATCCACATGTAGGAGTAATAAGTTACACAGTATTTGAGGGTGAGATATACATGGGTAAAGTCATAGAGCCTACAATATCTAATACATTTATGGCAGAGCATGTGTTAAATATGATGCATAAAACAGAACTATTATCATTAGCTCGTAGAGTAACGGCTACCACTTACACAAAGACAGGTAAAAATGTTGTTACTGGCGCATACGGTGATAATAGAGAGGGTAGAAGTTCTACTGTAACGGGTCGTTTCCCAAAACGTATGCTAATTCAGATTATAATAGCTAAGCTAGGGAGGTTAGGTGCTTATCAGATAGTTGTAGATTCGTTCATAAACCATAATCTTAGTTTGGCACGTAACTTAAAGTATTACCACTTTTCTAAAATACCAGAGGAGGATGGAGTTAAGACTCATATTATAAACGATGCCAAAAAGTTATAAAAAAGGTGGGTATGGAACAAATACCCACGTAGCCTTGCCTGGTAATAAACATGCAAGAACAGATAAAGCCACAGAGGGCTTTAGGAAAAATACTAATAGATTAAAGCCAGTATCTAGCAACACCTATGTGAATGTTACTGAGCAAGAAATATCCTTACGTTTAGAGTATGCAAAATCTATAGTAAGCAACATTTCAGGTATTGACTCTAGAAGGTTTATCTTAGATGACTTTAAGTCAGATTTTAGTGCAAGTTCTCAAACAGAAAACTACAGAGTTATGTATAATGGTACATCATGGGGTAGAGTATCCATAACTGTTATACGATTACCCAGTCGTAATGATTTACAATTTGTAGCACTTAGAAAGGTTAGTTCAAATGGTTCTTAAGAACATTATAGAAAACAAGGAAAAATTTTTAACAGGGGTATATTTACGTGTATTAGATGATTTAGATTATACATTGTCTCCTACATATAGAGTAGATTCTAGGGTAGGCATAGATATTTTAGAAAACAATGACTATGTTTTAGACCTTAGTATCCTAGCTCTAGATAATATTGAGATGGATAGAGCAGATGTATTTACAAAAATGCTGAGGGGCTCCAATGTATGGGTAGACAGTAATGAGGAATCAGCTAGTATATCAGGTAGACTTACGCTTGAGAATCCTAAAATTAAGCATAGTACTATTACTATATCTAGTGAAAAGATACATCAATATACGCTTAATTCTGTACTAACTGATTTAGAGGGTAATAGCGTTAATTTTGAGGTTGTTCTAACTTTTTTGGATAAAGAGTATCTTCATGGGTTATCTGTTTTCAACGAAAAATCACTAACTCCAAGTAACTTAAAAAAATTAGTGCCTCTTATCTCCACAAATTCTTTTGGAGAATTGCCTATATTGGCTAGTTATGACGGTAAGTATGTCCGACAAAATATAAAGCCCTATGGGTATAGTGACATGCTATCAGTAAGTGAAAACAACATTCTGATTGTACATGGTTATGACGGTCGTATAGGAGTAGACCTTACAGGCTCTCATACAGAGGTATCAATAACAAATAGTGGCTATATTATGAATATAGAACTAAAAGACAAAACACATTTATTTGTTTACATGTAAAGGGAAGAGTGGTATAATGAATATTAATCCAGACTTAAAAGTTATCCTAGACTTTGGCATTAATGATGCAATTAATACAGGAGAGAAAAGGTATCGAGTTAGAGTGCCAGAGGATTTTAAAGAAACTCTATTTTATGACTTAGATAACGTAATCGAATATATAAAAAGTCTAGGTTACTCTGTTACTACTAATGCTCCAGACAGTGATGCTTGGCATGGTTGGGATATTCCTGCTAATAGGGAACACCTATATCCTGAAAAACTTAGTATGGGTAAAGACCATAGTAACTATCAACTTATGGAATCAGCTCCTAATACATTAACAGTAGATGTAACATTAAAGGAGTAATAATGGCAAGTAGTAATAGAGTAACATTAGAAGATATTTATGAGGATAAAATCCTCTCATCTAAGATAAATGTATTTATTGATGATGGGAAGACACTGGAGTTTATAACATCCTTTGCAAATGCGCAAGGGTTTAAAGTTTCTTTAGGTACTATACGTAACTATAAGAAAAAACGTGAAGAGAGCATCCAAAAAGGTGTTCCTATGGAAAGTCTACTAGATAGGCGTAAAAAGACTGGTAATATTGTTGAACTTCGAGATAAGGAAGATAGACCTTTAGAAGAGATTAATGGGGATGGTGGCATTTACAAGCCAGGCTCTGAAAAAGTTATCACTATTAACCAAGTACTTGAAGAGCTGATAGATAAGGGTATGAAGGGTATAAAAGAGTTACCCGTAGTTGACCCTAATATACTTATGAAAGCCATTCAAGAATACAATAAGGTTAATACTGGCAATGGTGGGTTAACTCTTCAAGGCGTTCAAGAGCTTCGTTTACAGACCGCTGCTTATGAGCAAGCAATGAAAGACGTATTACTGACTTATATTCCTGAGGACAAGCATGAGGAAGTTCTAGGTAAGATGCAAGAAGCAGAAGATAAGTATTACCGTGAATTGGACTTAACAGACCAAGGAAAGAAAATACGAAGTGAGCTTGAAAGGTTAAATATACAATGAGTGTTGAAGAAGATATTGTACGTTATTATACAAGCGGAGACTCTATTAGACAGGTTGTTAAAAAGTCTAATAAGAGCTTTGGGTATGTATATAAGGTGTTAGATAATCATGGCGTAGAAAGACGTAATCCTAAGGGATACGGACAATATGCAGATGTTATCTCTAGGTTAACTTTAAAGGAAATTGTTGATATTATTGAGGAACGTAAAACTTTTAATACAACACTTGCCGATTTAACCTATAAGTATAACTTAATTAATATCGGCGTGACTCGTAATATTTTAAACAGGTCAGAAGAGTACCTAAAGGAGTATTACAAAGCAGATGTATCTCTGGATAACATAGACTATGATTAGCAAATTTTTAAAAGGAATTAAAACGCAACTAAGCAACTTTGACATCTTGTTATTGGCGCTAGTTGTTTTTCTTACCTGGCAACTATTTGTTTCACATCAGCATAATGTTATGAATACAGGATATGAATATGGGGCAGGCAGACGGGTGAAAGTTAATACTAAAGTAGCCAACTCTTCCTGGGCATATCATCAGAATATGTTCAAAAACAAGATAGGAGAGCCCTTAACGCCAGAATATCTTAATAAAGAGTTGTCTTATACTGAGGGAACTGTGAATGCTACACGTGTTCCACTAGGCACCCTATTTCATAATCCAGACACACTAGTTTTCTCAAACTATACGCTTAAAGGAATACTCTTAAATAAGATAAGAACTAGCTCCTCTGGGTCTGACTATATTATTTTGCGTACGCCTGTAGGTGATGTAAGAGTTTATTACTTTGGCTCACTTCCGTACCAAAGTAATAATACGCCTGTAGAAGTTACTGGTATAGTTCTTGGACTTCCTGATGATAATCCTAGTGATAAAGTATCGTTGATTAGTAACATAGAAAATACAAAAGATGCTCCTAAATAAGGGGCTTTTATTTTTCTTATATTAAAAAGGCGATGATAACTCACACCCAGAGACAACTGGTAATACTGTAGAATCTGGTATTATTTTATCTGATAAAGGAGCGGTAAGTTAATATAGGCAGTCCTTAGGGGTTGCTTTTTTGTTTGCAGGGTGTTATAATAATTATATACTTATTTGAAAGGTAGTATTTATGGACTATAATAAAAGCATTGATAGTGTGGAAAAATCCACAGATGTTTCAGGAATTAAAGACGTGTTAGACGTTCTTTTGGAGCTAGAAGAGGGTTATTATAATGTAGTAAACTCCTCTGCTACTCAAGAGAAAAAGATTGATACAGTTAAAAGATTTTCTAAGGAAACTTTTGGTGATATTTATGCATCAATTGCCAATCTTAACCCTGATGGAGTAAAAAGTCTTGGGGAAACGCTTAGTGCTAAGAATGCAGACTATGGAAATTCTTTTGACAGGGGTATTGAATTGTATGGGGCTACGGGAATGACGTTGCGTATTAGTGATAAGGTTCATCGTATGCAAACATTAATGCGTTCTGCTAACACTCCACGAGTAGACGAAAGTTTACAAGATACACTTGTTGATATTCTGGGTTATCTAGTGTTAACATTTACATACAAAGAAGAGGTGCGTTAATGATTTCAGAGAAGTACAGGAACCAACGTATGTTTATTAGTTTAGTTATTTTATTTGTATTCCTAGTTGTTTCTCATTTCTTTGGTGCCTCATTCCTTATGGGATTATTAATTAGCTCAATTGCACTTGCGGTATATTTTATGACTATTTTTATTAGGTCAACTGAAATAATGCAAAACATGGAACCTAAGTTTGAGGAAAGTATTATGTACTTAACCCTTAAAAAAGGTGAAGATATTATTCACGTATACTTGCCTGTTATAGAACTTAAAAATGGAACAGAGTTTTATCAGAAGCAATTAGACGAGGGTTATGAAGTTATTGCATTTGATATGCTTAATTTTATGTACAAGGTAGATGCTGAAACTGATAAAAGGGGCGCATTGAAAGAGCTTAATAAATAGTATTTGACTTTGTTGTATAATAGTGGTATAATTATTTCTGTTATACAACACAACGCACTTATAGTTTAAATGGATAAAATAATATTCTCCTAAAATATAGATTTCAGTTCAATTCTGAATAAGTGCATTTGGAGGTAATTAACGTTATCGGTAATTAAGGAACAAACATACCACAACTAGCCTGAGCAAGCTTTTAACTACTCAAATAAACGAACCCCGAATAAGGGAGATAAGGGCGCATAAGCGTAACCTAAAACAAAAGGAGTAAAGATGCAACAGACATCTAATGTGGGCGCACAAACGCAAGACAAAGGGGTTTCATTACGAGACCTATTCTCAATTCGATGGTATATCGAACAAACTAAAGGGTGGAACCCTATTTCTTATTGGCTGATTATCATTGCAGCTATTGGAAATATCTATATTTCATTCTTTATGGGTCATCCAGTAACATGGGTAACCTACATCACTTATATTGCTTCGATTTTGTCTATTTGGACTATCGGAGGTATTACCA